ACAAATAGTCTATATAAATAAAAATAAAATACCTATCAAATTTGTTAATCATTATTTAAATATTGATGATACTATTAAAGTTATTAAATATAAGATAATTTCAGCTTTAGAAACGGATTTATCTGTAGAAGAATTATATTTATTTTATGAAAGCAATACTAGTATTAGTAGTATAGATGTTTACAACAAAATAATTAAAAACCAAAAAAATATAGGTTATAATAGTATTTTTACATATTTAAGTAATATTTCTGATATAGATCCTACATTGATTGAAAAAAAAGACACATATAATTATGATGATATAATTAAATTAGGCATTGATAAATCTGATTATACAATAGACATACCTCTTGGTATAAATAATACTGATTATTCAATATATAATCCTTTTAAATTAACAAAATATTATTCTATATTTTCTACTCTAGATTTTAAAGAAGATGATTTTGAGAATATTGTATCACAAAACAATAACATTTTATTAGACTATAAAAATATATCTGATAATACGATATACTTATTTACTGCAAATAATATTTTAAATAATTTAGATGATACATTTGATAAAAACTTAATACTAAAATTGTATTATCCACAACTATTAGAAAAAAACATAAATAATTTTGATTCATACACTAGTAATAATGATACCTTAATTACTAATACTAAAGAAGCTATTACCTCCAAATCTTTCATAAAAAGTAATGATAATCTTACTATGTTGTATGAAATATATAATAAGAAATCTTCTGATCTACCATATATAATAAATGGAATAAGTAAAATTCAACTAACCATATATCCTAGGGTATCTTTTAAATTTCCATTGGACATTGTTTTTAAATTACTGCAAACCAGCGAGAATTTACCTTTAATTAAATATAATCCTGGAAATAGAAAAGAAAAATTATATCGATTATATTCAGATAAGATTGCAACTAATGGTAATAAAATACCTTATTTAGATAAAGCAAAAGTATTTAAAATGCAAAAAAATATAGCTAGAACAAAAAATGTATCATGTTTGATACTGGCAGATGATAATACTGAAATAATATGTAATTTTAAAGAGGATGGTTCTATTAATATAGAATTTTCTTATTTTAAAATACCTGTTAGTGTATCTAAAATAGATGAATATATCAAAATATATGTTAATCCAATTATCGAAATAATTAAAAATTTCTTAGAGCAAAGTGGATACACATTTATTTTATATAACAACATGAATGAATCTAATGTCGAAATAAATGATTTATCATATTTTACAAATATTCCTATAAAAAGAAAGATTAAAATTTCCGAATATATAGGATGTTTAAATGATGTTTTTAATGTTTATAAAGATGATTTAACAAAAGACATAATACTAAGATATAAAAGAGTCTCTAATTTTAATGAAATGGATAGTTTAGAAGCATTTATAGTTACTCAATATACTCTTAAAAAATCTACAAGCGATATAGTTTCATTAATTCAACAAAATTTTGCTATTTCTAAGGACAAAGCCGAAACAAAAATTAGAGCGTTTTTAAACGATGTTCAAGTTGAATTAGATGTTAATGATTCAAAAAAATTAAAAATAAGATCTAACCCTGGTTTTGAGGTTATAATTAATAAAGAGCAATTTACAAACAATATAAATATTGTTGTTAACAATATTAATAATATTAACTATCTTAAAACAATACCTATTTACATAGATACATTGCTAAGGATTTCACAAAAAGAACCTATTAGTATTGATTCCGAATTTTTAAACAACATGTGTAATATTAAAATTAAAAGTTTCGATGAAGAAAAAGAAAAAGAACAACCTTCTAAAACTATGGCATCAATTAAACCGGTTGGAGTAGAAAAAGAAAGTGATTTATTAGATTTGTTTTTTGATGATGATGATGATGATGATGATGATGATGATGATGATGATGATGATGATGCTGATGATGATGATGCGGATGATGATGCTGATGATAAGAAAAAGGTAATAAAAAGAAAGAAACCTAAAAATTTAATAATTAAATCACCTACACCCAAGCCTAAATCACCTTCACCCAAAGATGAAATAGAAATAGAAGATGAATTAACGAAAAAATTAAAAACAAAAAGAAAGAAACCTAAAAATTTAATAATTAAATCACCTACACCCAAGCCTAAATCACCTTCACCCAAGCCTAAATCACCTTCACCCAAGCCTAAATCACCTTCACCCAAAGATGAAATAGAAATAGAAGATGAATTAACGGAAAAATTAAAAACAAAAAGACCAACCAAAACTTTACTTGATGAAAATAAAATAATAGAGACAATATCTTCTCCTACACCTGGCGATGATGATCAAGATGATGATAAATATAAAATAGATGCACTACCTTCTCCAACACCTAGTGACGATGAAGATGAAATAGATATAGATGAAGACGAAATAGATATAGAAGGTGAAATAACTGCTTTACCTACTCCGACACCAACTCCGAGTGATGATGAAGACGAAATAGACATAGAAGGTGAAATAACTGCTTTACCTACTCCGAGTGATGATGAGGACGAAGATGATAGTAAACAAAAAGGTGGTGTAGGAGATGAGTTGGAAAATGATGTTACTGGAATGAAGTTGTCAAATCCAAATCCATTTGAAAACAGATTACAAAAACGTGATCCAAAGTTATTTTTGGTTAAGAAAGAAGGTAAGTATAATGCATATTCACGATTATGTCCTTCGAATTACAGACGACAACCGGTTATTCTAACAGATAAGGAAAAGGAAAAAATCGATCGTGAAAATCCTGGTGCATACAATGAAGCAATTAAATATGGTTCTTCAAAGGATAATGAACATTGGTATATATGTCCGAGATATTGGTGTTTATTGAATAATATGCCACTTACAGAAGAGGATGTTAAAGCAGGAAAGTGTGGAGGCAAGGTTATACCATTCGGTGCAAAAAAAGTACCAAAAGATGCATATATTTATGAGTTTAAAGGACAGGCAGATGGTTCACCGAATATTGATAAAGATGGTAACTATGTACCATTATATCCAGGTTTTACAAAAGATGATTCGCATCCAGATGGATTATGTGTTCCTTGTTGTTTTAAGTTATGGGATAGCGAATCACAAAAAATAAGAAGAGAAGAATGTTTAAGTAAATCGGATGAAGATAAACCTAAAACAAAAAAAATCAAATTAAATATAAAAAAAACAACTATAGATGAAAGAGAATATATAAAAGGCCCAGATAAAATGCCATTAGATTTAAATAGATGGGGATTTATTCCAATAAATCTTGAAAAATTCTTTGGCTTTGATAATAAAAAAATAATAAATGACAACAATACAGTTAAAAAATATGAAACTTGCATATTAAGAAAAGGGGTTGAAACCAATTTACTACAATCATTTATAGCATGTATAGCAGATTCTTTCTCGGATATACCTACATCTATTGTTGAAATGAAAAATATTATTATTTCTTCATTAAATTTAGATACTTACATAAGCTTACATAATGGAAATTTGATATCTATATTTTATGATGAATCTTTAGAAATTGATGTAAGCAATTATACTAACAGTAATTTCTATAAAAACATTGACTTAAATAATGACAAACAGGTAAATTCATTGAATAAAATTATTAAATCATTTGAAAATTTTAAAATTTATTTAAGTAGAGATGATATAACAATCGATCATACATATTTATGGGAAATAGTAACCACTCCCAACGATAATCTTTTTAAAATGGGCTTAAATTTAATTATTCTTGAATCTTCGGATGATATCACTAATAACATAAATGTAATATGTCCGAGTAATTATTATAGCGGTGTACCATTTGATACAAAAAAAAGCACATTATTCTTGTATAAAAATAATGAATACTATGAACCTATCTACACATATACCGATAATGATAGAATTGTTAATGTAGGAAAAAGATTTTCATTAAAAGATAAAAATATTCTTCCTAATATTAAAAAAGCTATATTATTTGTTAAAGATTTATATACTATACAATGTAAACCAAAGAATAGCATATCAAATGATATTTATAAATTTAAGGATAACATGAATTCATCCGAAATAATTAAAATACTTAAAAAAAATGAATACATTATAAATCTTCAAATAATTAATTATGGTGGAAAAGTAATAGGAATACTAGCCAGTAAGGATGGGATGGATGGTTTTATACCAACATACCCATCAAATTTAATTATAGATATACCATACAAATTTATGGATGCAAATGATATATGGAATGATTATTCAAGTACCAAGCTATTTTTAACCACTACAAGTAAAACTGGTATATTGTGTAAACCTATGTTTAAAGTTATAGAAGATAATTTAATAGTTGGTATATTAACTGAAACCAATCAATTTGTAATGATAGATAGGCCCACAGAAAATATATATAACGATGAATTAAAAATAATTAATGATAACAATCATATCATGGTTGATGATGAAATATCGACTAACACCACCAAAGATATTGATAGAGAATTATTTATAAAAAAAATAAAATTGGAAACAAATTTTTATAATGTTTTTAGAATAACAATTAAATTATTACTGAATGATCCTAATAACTATAAATACAGAGAACAAATTACACAAATTATAGATAATGATGAAATATTATATACTGAAAAACTGACATCATTAATAAATCTTTTAAAAGATCTTACTAAATTCAATGTTAAGTTTGCCGAGGGTTATGATGATACTATTATTGAAATATTAGATGAAATAAGCATATGCTATAATAAAGAAAATTGTGATGATAATAAGTTTTGTTTAACTGATAACAAAAATTGTATGATAGTAATACCTAAAAAACATTTAATAAATGATGTTGATAATGAAAAAATTTACTATGGAAGAGTATCAGATGAATTATTAAGATACAAATTTATTAGAGATTTTTTACTAAAACCACAAGTATATCTTTCACTTAATAAAATAGACTATAATCTTAAAGAAAATGAAATTATCTTATTAGATACATTATTAACACAGGAATATTTTGAGAAGTTAATACCTAAAAAAATAAATTATTATATGAAAAATAATGTATTTGATGACATACAGCCTAATGTTAGTATTAGGTATGATAATAATATGAATTTAGTTAAAGAATTAGATAAATCTAATGATTGTATAATAAAAGTTACTCCGAAAGTCAGAGGTCGATGGGCTAAGGTATTCGCAAAAAATTCTGTTGAATTAGTTTATAATAAAAGTGAAATATGTACATATCAATTAATAATTGATATAGTGAAAGATTTTAAGAAAATGGATATACTTGTTAATGATATAAAATTGGTTTTAATTGAAGAATATAAAAAATACAGTTTATCACAAATAAAAATAGATTTAATATTGGAAGAGCAAGGTAAATCTGGTTTGTTAAAACTATCTCTAAGAAATTCAAATACATTAGAGGACTTAATAATGAGTGATCATTACTATTTAACTAATTTAGATTTATGGATTCTCGCAGAATATTACCAATTACCTATAATTATTTTATCAAGCACTAAATTGACTGAAAACAAAAGACCTATATTAATTATGAATGATATGAATATTAACTCTTTTTATTTTATTAGACAACCTTCCATTCAAATAAATAAAATACCTTCTTATTCTTTGATAAAAACAGCTGATAATTTATTAATAGATGTTAAATTGGGTAAGCCAATGTTAAAGGCAAATATAGATTCAGAAAAGTTATTTGCAGAAAAAGATTATCCTAATTCAGAAGCATGGATAGAAAATAAGACGACATTTAGAATTAAGGTATTAAAAACAAAAAAGAAGTAAAATTAAATATAAAAATCTTGAATAACTTCATTATTTGTTTTTTTTGCTCTAACCTTTTTTGGAATGAATGTATCAAAAATAATTTCTTTAATTTCTTTACATCTTAATTCTTCTTCTTTTTTTTCATATTTTTCTTCATCATCTCCATATTTATCTTTTACGATTTCTAATTTTTTATTATATTTATCTAATCTTTCATTATATTCTGGTAATTTTTCTAAAACTAATGCGAATAATTGCTGACATGGTTTCATTATTTGATTTGTAATATAATGTGTATAATCTATTTCTAAATTATTGCTAATTATAAATTCTGGTGTTTCAATTCTATCTCCTTGAAGTTTTTCATTACTTTTAATATAAGCAAATTTAATACGATCACCTGGTTTAGGTTTATTACCTGGATCTCTTTTTCCAATTCTTTCTGCTAAAACTTTGTGTGCTATTTGTTCTGGGTTTTTATAATTAGACCTTAAAGATTTTGTAATAACCAGTTTTTCTAATGGAATCTTTCCTGTTGTAAGATCTAATAAAGATAATTTAATGAAATCTATCGCTTTGTTGATATCTTGACTTTTCATCAAAATATCTACTAATCCACCATAAGTATCCTTAACAATCGGTGCATTATCACGACGTTTTAAAACAATACCCATACTTTTTCTTTTACATTTATTAATATCTGTTTCATACAACATTCCAACATATCTTTTTTTTGACAAAAGAATAAAAGGCATAAATGTTTTTTCATATTCTAAATCATGTGGATATTTCAAAAACTTTGATGCTAATTCACCTGCTTGTTGTGCTAATTCAATAGTTAATTGTAATGCATCGTTTCCTGTTATTTTATTACCAGACAAATCTGTCATATCAAACTTAAAGAATACACTATCTGTATCACCATATACATACTCAGCATCTACATTAATTTTACCTTTAGATGTTTCACAAATCTTGTCTTTATAGACTTCTTCAACTATATTTTTAGCATAAATCAATAATTTTCTACCTGTAGCGGTAGTCGAAGCAGCGACGTCTTTTTCATAAAAAGTACTAGTTTTTGCTCCACATTGACCATATAATGAATTTGCTGTTAACTTAATTGATAATTGTCTTTTATCATAAATATTCGCCATAAATTCATTAGGTGCTGTTTTAATTAACTTTTTTGTTGCTTTTCTTGCAGCTAGAAGTTCATCCAAAACAGACGGCATCACCGCCCTGCCTTCTGGAAATTGTGCAAACCTACAAATCTTGTAACCTTTTTTAATCTTTATTTCAGCACCTTTTGGAGTTTTTCTTACTTTTTCATAAGTGTCATATGTAACATCAACATATTTGTAATTAACTAAATTATCATACATATAATTACCACTACTATCTGTATGTCCAGTTTCTTCTATTAATTCATTATCTAAATTATACTCTTTAGTCCAAACTTTACTATCATGTGAAATATTTTCACTAATCATAGATGATGGGTAAAGAGAACTATAATCACATACTGCTACAGGTTCATCTGATGTATATATATCACATTTTGGATCCAAAACAATTGCACCTTCATAACCATCATCATCTAATGATTTATCAAGTACAGGCATAACCACTCCTTTTTCTCTACATTTTTTTGCAATAAAACTTGTTAATTTTATACCTTGTCCTCTTAATACCAAATAACTCATTGGTACACTGCAAATCTTAGCCATCTCTATAAAACCTGTTATAACATCTATCTTGCTTAGGAGATTTTGTACTAAGTTACAATCCTGAATACAATATTTAGCTACTATGGCTCTTTCATCTTTACCTTTTTTAGTTAGGTTAAATATATCTTGTGGTGAAACATCATCTTTTGCTAAACACCAATTAATTTTTTTTGAACTATCTGGATATATACGCTGTTTTATTGTAAACCGACCTTCGTCTTTATTTACATCAAATACCTCGAATTTTTGCCCATCCATAAACATATCATTTGAATGACCCATTATTTCAAAAACTACATAATTATTATTCTCCAAACCATGTAAATTTTTACTATACACAATTGTTATTTCTTCATCATCTGGATGATCGAGTTTTTTAATGGAATCCGAAATAAAGTAACCAGACACATAATCCAGTTTGTATGAGTCCAAATTATAATCTCTTCTAAATAAATTATATAAATCTATCTGCAATCTGCCAGTCATATTAAAATATTTTAAATTATGTTCTCCGCTGGCTAAAAAGGTTGTTGTTTCTTGAATTTTCCAGTCTTTTTGTTTTCGCCAACCACCCGGATCAGGTGGAATCCCAGATGATTCATCTTTATTTCTAGTTAATTTTAAAAATTTATTAACACAACTATCACCATGTTCTAATGCTCTATCGAATAGAAATGAATAATCAAAACCAAAAATATTATACCCTATTATAATATCTGGATCTTCTTTTTCTATTATTTTTTGCCATGCCAATAAAACTTGTTTTTCATTATTATAACATTCTATTACACACCCATCTATTTCTTTACAATCATTCAAAACAATACAATGATTCAAATATGGCTTATCTTCTCCATAATTAATAAATGTTGAACCTATAAATGTAACTTTATCTCCTTCCAAATCTGGTAAATCACTATTAAATACACGTTTAATTATTTCTATCTTTCTTTCTCTCACATAACTCCCTAGTAAATTTTCTATAAGTGTTTTACTTACATCACATTTTTTTGCTCTAGTTTTCTTATTATCTTCATCCTCTTCTTCTTCCTCGGTGTCTTCATTATCGATATCTTCTTTATCTATCTCAAAATCAAGAATTTGCTTTAATAAGATATTATCAATTATTGCATCAATTTCTACCTCTGTAGGTTTTTTTTTTGGATAAACATTTTCAACACCATATAAGTTGTCATATCCAAACATAGTTTTAATAAATCTTTTAAAAATATTCTCAAGAGTTTCATCTTTATTCTTATCAATTATTTCCATAAAATTATATGCATTTTTCTTGTATTTTTTCTTTGCCAAAGGAAAGTCTCCATGACTGCTACTAGCCTCTATATCAAAACTACATATCTTGTATGGTACAATAGTATCTTTATCTAACAGCGATTTTATTGTTTTGTAAGGAACTGTAAATTCATATTTACAATTAGATACCCTGTCAACACATTTATCAGTATCTTTGGTGAATATACGTATCCAACCGGATGGACTAATTTTTCTCATATGGAAAAATCTTAATACTGGTGTTATATTAGATTCATATAAATAAAAGCTTTCCTTCTTATATTTTAGACCATTTTTTTTTAAACACCAAGCTCCACGATTTTTATCAAACCTATTTTCAATATCTTTATTTTCTTCATACCACAAATTTTTAACTTTATTATAACAACGCATGTTATTAAATCTTATTAATATAAAGTAATGATCTTTCTGTCCATCAAAACCATATAATTTCTTTTTTTTTACTAATGCACATTCACATATACTATCTTGGTAATATTCACCAATAATAGCTTTTATGTAATCTATAAACTCATTTTTATCATTTTTATTCCATCTAAACTTATTTGGAATTTTAATATAAAAGAATGGTTTAAAATCATTTATTAATAGCGAAAATGTTTCTCTTTTCTCATTTATACCAAAAATTTGAATATTAAAATAATAATTACATTTTCCAAAACCATTCTCATTGTTTTCAATATCATTAGTTTTAAAATCTACAAGTTTAATGTCATAAGACATTTGATATATATGTTATATTAATTTATAATTATATTCAATTTTAAATATAATTATAATTCAGATTGATATATTGTATATATAATTTGTATAGTATTATTACATAAATCAACTGATACTACATTTCTAGAATTATCAACATAATTATTTGTTATTCTAGTTAATAATGTTGAAAAGTTTTCTTCAGAATTGTTTGTTTCATTTTCATTCTCATTTTCATTCTCATTTTCATTTTCATTTTCATTTTCATTTTCAAAATTATTAGTGTTATTATTTTGTGAAGACAATATGTTATTTCTAATATCATATCTACAAATAGGACATCTAACATTATTATTAAAATGTTGGCGTAGCCCTTCCTCTGAAAAAATATGACCGCAATGATTAATTTTCATAACTCTACTATCATTATTAAACTGATTTAATGTTATTGAACAAAATGAATATTGTGATTTCTCTTCATCAGTTAAATTACGATAAGGTAATACAGAACAACTATTAGCTATTTGTGTTAATGATGGTGATATGTTTACTGGGTTAAAAAATGAGTTTGGTATAATATTTGGCATTCTTGTAATATTATTAACTTCGCGATCTGGATAAAAGTTCCTAACTGGTCTATAGTTATTACCTTGTCTGTTTCTGTTATGAAACCTAGAACGGTTGGTTTCGAAATCTCTACAAATTAAATAAGATAGCGCACGTTCGTTATCACTCGAATTTTCTAAAATATAACGATATAGACGCTGATTTTCTCTTGAGTAACTTAAATAGCTCATCAATAAATTATTGGTCATATAATTATAATATATTTAAAATATGTTTAAATATATTATAATTATCTATAGTTATGAATGAATATGTTAACAAAGGAATAACAGGACTACAAAATCTTGGAAATACTTGTTTTATAAATTCTGCAATACAATGTTTATTTAATGTACAAGAACTAAATTTATTTATGGATAAGTTAGAAATAAAAAAACTTAATAATAAACCTGATAGTATCCTTTTAATTGAATGGGACAATTTACGAAAATTAGTTTTTAAAGATAATTGTATTATATCTCCGGTAAGATTTATAAATACTATTAGAAAAATATCATCTATTAAAGATAAAGACATTTTTACTGGAATAGCACAAAATGATTTGCCTGAATTTCTTTTATTTATTATTGACTGTTTTCATAATTCTTTGGCACGTGAAGTTAATATGACCATTGAGGGTTCAATTAAAAACGACAAAGATAAAGTTGCTAAAGAATGTTACAAAATGATGAAAAATATGTACAAAAATGAATTTTCAGAAATATTAACATTTTTCTATGGAATACATGTTTCTAATATAGTTTCAATTCAAACTAGTAAAATTTTGAGTTCTTGTCCAGAACCTTTCATGAATATAAGTTTGTCAATACCTAATATATCTAATCCAAATATATATAATTGTTTTGATGAGTATTTGAAAGAGGAATTATTAAAAGATGATAATGCATGGTTTAATGATAAAACAAATTCTAAAGAAAATGTTATAAAAAAATTTAGAATTTGGAGCTTACCTAAAATAATGATAATTGATTTTAAAAGATTCACAAATAATTTAGATAAAGATAGTAGACACATAACATTTCCAATAAATAATTTAGATATGCGAAAATACATAGATGGATATAATTCTGCAGATTATATCTATGATTTAATTGGTATATGTAATCATTTGGGTGGAACAAAAGGTGGTCATTATAATTCATATGTTAAAAATTCAAATGAAAAATGGTATCTATATGATGATACAGAGGTAGTAGAAATGAAAAATACAGAAAATTTAGTTTCATCTAATGCTTATTGTCTTTTTTATAGAAAAAAAACTTAATATTATATATAAGAATGAGTGATTATATGGCAAGTATTAATAATTATTTTAGTAATTTACCAAAATTAAATACAGGAATTAATATGAGTGATGAATATACTAATATTAAAACTAATTCTGTTAAGATAAGCAATCATACATATATAATATCATTTATAGCTATTATAGTTGTATTTGTCATTTTTAGTTTTTTTAATATTTCATTTTTAAAAAAAAGTGATGATGATAATCCTATGTACAAATTATTAGAAATATTAATTGTATCATTTGCTTTAGTAGTTACTATGATGGTTTTGCTTAATTATTTATTAGGTATTGATGTTAGTGCAAAGTTGGATATTGATCAAGAAAATAAACCAAATGTAGAAATTATTGTTGAAAATGAATTACAAGAACCACCTGAAATAATACAGAATAGTAAAGAGGTATTTCATTTACCACAAAATGTATACAAATACAAAGATGCAAAAGCTGTATGTAAGGCATATGATTCTGAATTAGCAGACATTAAGGATGTTCAAAAAGCATATAAAAATGGTGCGGAGTGGTGTAGCTATGGTTGGTCTAAAAATCAAATGGCATTATTTCCAACACAATATAAAACATGGGAAAAATTACAGAAAACAGATAAATATAAAAATATATGTGGTAGACCAGGAATAAATGGTGGCTATATTAAAGATCCTAATAAAAAATATGGTGTTAATTGTTATGGATACAAACCTGAAATTAATGCAAAAAATAGAAAATATATGGATAATTTAACGTTATATCCTAATACCACTAATGAAAGTATTAAAGATAAAGAAATACAATATTATAAAGATAATATCCATAATATTATAGTTGCACCATTTAATTCCTCCACGTGGAGTGACTAAATTACATATAGAAGCTTTTGTAATATTCATTACTTTCTTCTTTCTTAATTATTTTATCAATTATTTCAGGTGTCACTTTAAACGGAAACTCTACTTTTAAAGAAATATCTTCTTCAAATAAATTTGTATCAGGTTTCATTAATCTATACAAATTAAGTTTAGTGTATACTATTTCAATGCATCTCTTAAGATTTCTCACACCTTTTTCTTTATCAGTATAATTATCAATTATATATTTTATTGTATCTTCTGGAATAATAATTTCTTCATTATTAAAGTTCACATTTTTAACTATCTTTGGTATTAAATAATCCTTCGCTATGATTGTTTTATCTTTAGAATCATAACCTGATGTTTGTATTCTGTACATTCTATCTTTCAAAATAGGATTAATCTTATCTTCGTCATTATAACTAAATATAAATAAAACCTTGCTTAAATCAAATTCTATTTCCGAAAAATATTTGTCGTGGAATTTATCATTTTGAGTCGTATCGGTCAAATGTGTAAGAATACCTATTATCTCTTCCCCTTTAGGAGTATCACTCACTTTATCCAACTCATCAAAATATATAACCGGGTTCATACACTTACTCTTAATAATAATGTCTATGATTTTACCAGCATTAGATCCTTCATATGTATAACTATGACCCTCCAGAAAACTACTATCTGTTGCACCACCTAAAGCTATAAATGCAAAAGGTCTTCCAAGTATTTCACTAATACCCTCTTTTACAAGTGTAGTTTTACCTGTTCCCATAGGTCCTTTTATAGCTATAGCGGTTCCTACAGAATCTGGATTTGAAATCAGTTGACCTATAAACTGCATAATTTGAATTTTAGCATCATTCAATCCATATGTTGCATTATCTAAACTTTGTTTCGCCAAAGCCATAAAATCATGGCACTTATCTGTTCCATCTTTCATATTAACCGGAAGATTACAAAATTTATTAAAAGGTATTTGCATAAATGTATCTACCCAATTTTTAACTTTATTATATTCACCTTCTCCTGGTGCCATATATTTTAATGTATTTATTTTACGCAATGCAATTGATTTATATACATCTGGAATATTTGATTCCAGTAGGCTTATTCTATAGGGTTTAGTTGTCGAGGTAATGTTATTTACTTTTTGCAATTGTTTTATTATTTTTTTTTGATCATCTATATTCATTTTTTTAAAATATTTATAATCATTTAGCACATTTTTAGCTTTAACTAACTTATTAAACTTCTTGTAATTCTTTCCTTTTATTTTATTTTCCTTTTTTTTCTCATCTTTTTTAATTTCTTTTAAATCATCATTTATATATTCCTCATAATCGGTTAGAACCTTGCTTAGTTTTTCTTTACTTTTACCTTTACCCTTACCTTTACCTTTACCTTTACGATTATCTATGATGAGCTTGATAGATTCCAAAAAATCTATGTCGTCTTGTTTTGAATCTGTTTTTGTTTTTTTATCTTTATCAGCATTTTGTCCTTCATCTTCATTTTCATCTTCATCTTCATCTTCATCTTCATCTTCATCTTCGTCTTCGTCTTCATCTTCATCTTCATCTTCATCTTCATCATAATCTTCGTCTTCGTCTTCATCATAATAATAATCTTCATCTTCATCTTCAACTCCACCTATAGTAAATATAATATTAAAATTACCTTTTGAATCCATCATTACATCATCATCATCCTCTGTTTCCCATTCTTCATCAGAATCATCATCTTCTTCATGATCGCTATTTTCGAGGTCTTCGGTTTTAATCTTATTCCTACCATTATCCTTTTTTTTCGCAATTTTCTTCTCATTTTTAACCTTATTTTTATTTTTATCTTTGCTTTTTGAAGTTTTTCTATCATTTAATTTTTCGGTTAAATATTTAGAAGGAAATATTTTACTCAAAAATTTTTGATATTCCACTGGATCCATATCTTCTTCACTAGAATAATCTGAATCATAATCCGAATCAGAATCTTTAGAATTACTTTTTAATTTTGTTTCTTCCTCCTTTTTTTTACTACGAAGATTATAATTACTTTTCTTATTAGTGTCTTTTTTTGGAGCCATATTAATATTGTGATATAATATATTATTTATATAGTTTCAATTTATAATTATAAATTGAAACTATCTAAATATTATCCTATAAATATAAGGAGATTATGGAAAAAAATCCTAAATGTTCCAAGATAATAGGTATACAATTTAGTATCTTATCTTCCGAAGAAATTAAAAGACAATCTGTAGCAAATATTACATCTCGTGATACATTCATTAATGGTAAACCTGTTATTGGTGGATTATTTGATCCAAGAATGGGGGTTTTAGAACCAGGATTTATATGCCCAACAGATGGACATAATTATATAGACACGCCAGGTTATTTTGGACATATAGAGTTAGCTAAACCAGTTTACTACATACAATATTTACCAACAATTCTTAAGATACTTAGATGTGTTTGTGTTAAATGCAGTAAACTCTTAATTAATAAGGAAACTCATAAAGATTTGCTTAAAATGGATAGTGAAAAAAGATGGAATAATATTTTCGCATTAGCCAGTAAAATTAAAAGATGTGGTGATTCTACCACTGATGGATGTGGTTGCAAACAACCTTCAAAAATTAGAAAAGAAGGGTTATCTAGTATATTTGCAGAATGGGAAAATATAGATGGACCTGCTATTCAAAATAATGAAAATTTAAGTTTGAAATTAACACCTGAAATGGTTCTTAAAATATTTAAAAGAATATCGAATGATGATGTTAATTTTATGGGTTTCAGTTCCATATTTTCAAGACCAGATTCTATGATATGCCAAACATTGGCGGTACCACCACCTGCCGTAAGGCCTTCGGTTAAACATGACGCTCAACAAAGAAGCGAGGATGATTTGAGTCATATACTTGTAAATATTATAAAAGCAAACAAAACATTAGAAGAGAAAATACAACAAAATGCATCCGCTAATGTTATCGAAGATTGGAGTACTGTTTTGCAATATTACATTGCAACTATGGTAGACAATAAAATACCTGGTGTAGCATCTGTTGCTCAAAGATCTGGCAGACAACTTAAAGCCATAAAAGAAAGACTAAGTGGAAAACAGGGTCGTGTTAGAGGCAATTTGATGGGTAAAAGAGTAGATTACAGTGCAAGATCGGTTATTACTCCAGATCCTAATCTTTCTATTAGAGAGTTGGGTATTCCTATGAAGGTTGCTAAAAATATTACAAAACCTATTTATGTTAACGACTTTAATAAAAAATTTTTGTTAAAACTAGTACAAAATGGACCCGATGTTTATCCTGGTGCTAAAATCTTGCAAAAAAAAAATGGTGACAATATATCATTAAGATATATCGATAGAAATTCTGTTGTATTGCAAAATGGCGATATTGTTCACAGACATATGATGGATGGTGATGCCATTTTGTTTAATAGGCAACCTACTCTTCATAGAATGAGTATGATGTCACATATAGCTAGAGTTTTACCAAAAGGCGATACTTTTAGAATGAATGTAGGATGTACAAAACCATATAATGCGGATTTTGATGGAGATGAAATGAATTTACATATGCCACAAGATGTAGAGGCTGAAACTGAATTAAGAAATCTTGCAGCTGTTCCATATCAAATCATAAGTCCAGCTAATAATCAGTCTATTATTGGTATATTTCAAGATTCTCTTTTGGGTTGTTATAGATTTTCTAGAAAAGACATTAAATTTACACCAAGAGAAGCTATGACATTAATGGTTAATGTTTCTAACTTTAATAAAGATATTTTTGTTAATAAAGAAATGGTAACTAACTTTGATTTACTATCACAAATAATTCCTAAAATGTCCATAAATCAGAAAACTAAAGCCTTTAAGGATGGCGAAGATAAAAAAACTAGTAACAATATTGTTGAAATTAAAAATGGTAAATATTTAAGAGGTCAAATTGATAAAAGTGTTTTGGGTTCTGGTACTAAAGGATTAATTCAAAGAATTTTCAATGATTTTAGTCAAATGTCATCTTCCAATTTTATTGATAATATTCAGTTTATTGTTAATGAATATATGAAATATAGTGGATATAGTGTCGGTATAAGTGACTTAATTGCAGATGAAAAAACGAATAACACTATTTCACAAATTATTGTTGATAAGAAAAAAGAAGTTAAAGAATTGATAGATGAAACACATTTAGGTGTATTTGAGAATAATACAGGAAAATCTAATGTTCAAGAATTTGAAACAAGAATTAATAATATTCTTAATGAGGCTAATGCAAAAGCAGGTAAAATAGGCAAAGAAAGTTTGAGTTCTTCTAATCGTTTTGTAATAATGGTAAATGCTGGTTCAAAAGGTAGCGATATTAATATTTCACAAATGATATCCTGTTTAGGTCAACAAAATGTTGATGGTAAGCGTATACCTTATGGATATGATAATAGAACTTTACCACATTTTACAAAATTCGATGATTCTCCAAACGCACGGGGGTTTGTTGAAAATTCATTTATTACTGGATTAACACCAGAAGAACTATTCTTTCATGCTATGGGTGGTAGGGTTGGTCTAATAGATACTGCTGTAAAAACATCACAAACTGGATATATTCAAAGAAGACTTATTAAAGGAATGGAAGATATTTATTGTGCATATGATGGTACTGTTAGAAATAATAAAGGAAAAATTATACAGTTAAAATATGGTGATGATAATATAGATACTACCAGGGTTGAAAATCAGCAGATTCCTATATGTAAAATGACACTTGATGAAATGTACTTATATTTAACATTTCCAGTTGATAAAGATCTGTTGAAACTAACTTTTACTCCTGATGCTCTTAAAAAATTTAAAAAACAATCTAATGATCTAAAAATCAAAGAAAAACAATATATTGATTATTTTATTGAGAAAAGAAGAGATATTGTTAAATATATATTTAAAAATACTGATAATTCTGTTGTACATATACCAGTGGCATTTAGTTATATAATCAATAATATTAAAAATCAATTCAATATTATCTCTTCATCTAAAACTGATATAACACCTTTGGAGGCTTTTGAAATCATAGAATCTGGAATAAACAAATTGGATAATAGTTTTTACTATAAACCTACCGAACTATTTAAAACCATGTACTATTATTATTTATATCCTAATGATTTATTGGTATTGAAACATTTTAATAGAAAATCTTTGATTACATTGACCGAAATGATAATTTTACATTATAAACAAGCTATTATTTCTCCTGGAGAAATGTGTGGTATGATATCAGCACAATCCATAGGCGAACCTACAACACAAATGACTTTAAATACATTTCATTTTGCTGGTGTAGCCAGTAAGTCTAATGTTACAAGAGGTGTACCTAGAATTGAAGAGATTTTGTCTCTTTCCGAAAATCCTAAGAATCCATCTGTTACAATATTTTTAAAACAAAATGAACAAACTAACAAAAATAAGGCTCAAGAATATATTCCTATTTTAGAACATACTAAACTTGTTGATATTGTAAAATGTGTTGAAATATTGTTTGACCCCGATGATATGAACACTATAGTTGAACAAGATAGAGTTCTCCTTTCACAATACAAAGAATTCAAAAATATGTTAGCAGAATGTATTGAAAATGAAATTGATGAAGGCGAAAATATGTCTAAATGGATACTACGATTAACAATGGACAAAGAAAGTATGCTTGATAAAAATATTAATATGGATGATATTAACTATATAGTTAATAATACTTATGGTGATGATTTATCATGTGTTTATTCTGATTATAATGATAAAAATCTTGTTATTAGAATTAGAATGACTAATTTATTGCAAAGTAAAAAGAAGAAAAAGTCTTCGTTGGATCAGTCTGATGATATACACATTCTCAAAACTTTTCAAGAAAATTTGTTAAATTCTATTGTTCTAAAAGGTGTTAAAAATATTGGAAAAGTTATACTAAGAAAAATAACTGATAATTTAAGTTTTATTGATGGCAATTTTAAAAAAGAAGAGATATGGGTATTAGATACTGTCGGTACTAATTTAATGGATGTTTTATCATTGGATTTTATCGACGAAACTAGAACTTACAGCAATGATATCATTGAAATATATAGAATATTTGGAATAGAAGCTGTCAGACAATCTATTTACAATGAGCTCGTTGAAGTTATAGAATTTGATGGCTCATATATTAATTCACATCATTTAGATTTACTATGTGATAGAATGACTACATCAATAAGATTATGTTCCATATTTAGGCATGGAATTAATAATGATGATATTGGTCCAATTGCAAAAGCATCATTCGAAGAAACACCTGAAATGTTTTTGAAAGCCGCTCGTCATGGAGAACTTGATCATATGAGAGGTGTTTCTGCTAATATTATGTGTGGTCAAGAAGGTTTCTTTGGAACCAGCTCTTTTAAGGTGGCATTAGATATTGATTTAATGGCAAAAATACAACCTGAATCTTTTGAAGGCAGTAAGAGCGATATAGATGATCTTCTTGATAAAGTAGAAGATCCTAACGATGAATGTAGCACATCCAATATTTCCATTCAAAATAACATCTCTAATCTAGAAAGTAAAGAGAACTTAGATGATGATGATTACAATATTAGTTTCTAAATTGCTTAAATAATATTTATATAGATATATAGTAATGTTTTTATTAGATAAATATTTATTTTATGAATTAATAGAACATACAATAAATAACAATAATTTTTTACCTGATGATAAAAAAAATATATATAAAAATTTATTATTAACTGTCAATGTTAAAAATAACCACTTTAAGTATTTTAAATTAAATATATATAACAATATATTTACTGAACAAACATTAAAAGATGAATGTTTGGAAATATTTTCTAAATCACAATTTTACTTAAAAAGTTTTGAAAAATGTCTAAGACAATATCGTTATAAAAGACTTCCATTATTAAATGATATGGATTTTGTATCATTATCTAAAATTGATACATGCTCCTGCAGTTGTATTATTTTAGATAAAAATGTAAAATATGCTTTTAAAATATCTGATTTAATAAAAATTATAAATAATTCATTATTATCGAAGATAGATTATTTTTATCCAGATCCAAAAGAAATTAAAAATCCTTATAACAATCTATCTTTCGATAAATCCACATTATACAATATTTATTTCAATATTAAAAATTCTAAAATCATTATGCCCACGTTATTTCATTTATATATGATAGAAGGATTTAATATTAGTAATTTTTTAAATAATCATGAAATATTATTACGAGATACATTGATTAAAAAATACATTGATTCAATTAACGACATTAGATTGATAATGCAAATGAAAAGAATGTTCAAAGATGATAAAATAATCGGTATTAGCAATAAGAAACGTTTTAAGCTTATACATAGAGATGTATGTAATTTTGAACTATTAAAGGTGTTTAAACCATTTGTCAAAACATATCTATATGTTATTTACACATTAAATTCAAATAAAAAATTAATTCTTAAAAATAGACTTTATAAAAAAATATCAGGGTTTTTTTTAGAAAACCCTCAGTTTGGTAGAAAATTTCAAAATTCTAACAATCCTTTTATTTTTGGTGTAGATAAAAACATAATTACTTATAACTTAAAAATTAAAAATAATTATAATTTAATTAATATTGAACATATTACAATACCTTCTTTCATAGAATGGACTGGTGTAGATGCAGAAGATATATCTCCTGTGCCATATACAAGATTATTACCAAATAATAATCTTATGCAAAATAATGTTTCAACACAACAAAATATAACACAGCATTGGTCTCAAGTTTCAGAAACAGAAAGTGATAGCAACAACGATAATGAAGATAGTGATTATAGTTTATTTGTCAATTCACTTATTCATGTACAAGAGTAGTTATTATTTTTTATATGTTCGCTTTTTTCTTTTTCTTTTACCGCCAAAATGATGAAATTTTCTAGTACGTAATTTAGGTATCTTATACTCTTCTATTATAAAATGTGCCATACTTATAGTGTCTGTATCACCATCAAAAACCTTAGCATTATTACCCGAAATTTTAGCTATTGTTGGTATGTGTGTGAAGTTTTGCCAACCATTTAAATAATTATTATCAATATTATCTGTATTCACTGATGCTATATCTACATTGGTATCATTATAACCCATTCTTCTAATTATTTTAGGAACATCATTCCATGATTTTTCCATCTTTACACAATGGGGACATTCCGGTGAATGGAATTTAACTATTAATGGTTTTTTTTTCTTTATGTATCTATTATACCTTTGAATTTTTTTTAAATCTTTTGGTTTTTCTATTTTTATTATTTGCATCTATATATTATATACAGATTATATATAAATGATTAAATTATTAATACCATTAATAGTATTTTTACTTGGTTTATATATATCATTAAATTATACTTCTCATTCTTTTAAGGATGGTTTTGTAGGTGAAGATGAAGATTGTCCCGACTTATTAGTACAACAAGGAACCGAATTACATCTTCTTAATAGTAAAAAAGCTAAAATACCTGGAGTTAATCCTATTAAATTTGATAATCTTGAAGAATATGTTGAATACTTAGATTGGCAAAATTATCATGGTATTAAATGTCCTGTTTTGCATTTTCAAAAACAATATGATGCACAAGGACAAGAAATATATAAAATTAAAGATAACATTTCCGATGAATTAGATTTACCTATTAGTCAAAAATATGAAGCCGAAACATCTCAACTTATGGATGCCAACTATAATGGCAATAAAAATTTACATTTTCAAGGATATGATAAGGATAACCAATACATAGGTCAATATAACAAATTAGATGAAAAATTTAATGAAGATTGTAAAGGTTTGAACTTGAATGCTATGCATACATGCTGGTCTGGTGAAGAAGCTTCAAAAAGTGCGTTCCCTGGTAAAATCAATTGATTATTAAATGATCATCATTTAATAATAAATTGATTGTAAAATATTACTATTTATACTTATACAAATGGAAATAAAAAAATATATTAATTATCGACATATTAAATTTTTACCTCCTCCAGGTCCAGGACTTAGAAGGTCGTGGGCTGACTCTTTGTGCAATTTAGAAATCATTTCTATAGCAGATTATAACAAAAGGCAATCTGTTAAAGAACTTAATAATCTTTTCAATAGTATTAATGAAATTAAGTATAATAAAATAATCTATAAAGAATATGCTATATCTTTATCTTACATTATTAAAAAATATGCTAATATGGGTAACCACCATTCAACTATGTATAAAAAAATTATAATTGATTATTTAATAGATATTAAAAATACTAGATTCAATACCAATTATTAGAATGAGCTTGTTCTTCTTTTTTTTATAACTTTATCTACTTTGTCTACCTTATCCACTTTATTATCTATCGATTCTAAGTTTATTTTCATTTCTTTTAATTCTATTTTAACTGCTTCCAATGTAGACACTAGCTCCGAAACTGTAAGTTCGTTTCTAACCTCATTATTCTTTCTTTCTTCATTTTCTTGCTCTTTCTTTTCATTTTTATTTTCATTTTCATTTTCATGCTCTTTTTTTTCATTTTCATTTTCATTTTTCTTTTTATTTCTGTTTTTAACCTTACCTGCTATCTCATAACTTGCTATTGAACATATATAACCACAACCATAACCTAATCCAAGCAAACAACTTACCGATGTGTGTACCATAATAGGAAAACATACCATAACCTATACTATAGCTTTATTTTATATTTGGATCTGAAAATTTTATCATGTTATTTTCGTGAGATTTCACTTTTTCTTTTTCCCAACATGTCACATAATTGTTATCTAGATTCGCCAAATGACTTTTGATATCTATATCACATTTATTATTGTATTCTGGGTGACACCAACGACCTAGCGGCATAACATTACCTGTTTTTGAAATTGTTGAACGTATTTGATTTATTACGCGAAACATATCTTTAATTAACTAAAGATATTATTAAATCTTTTCAATTATTAATTTTACATTCATCACAATATAATCTTTTTCTGGGTCTTTCCTTACACAATATGCACATAGCTTTATTTTTATTAACATTTAAACTGTTAAGCCACCATTGTCTATTCTTTAATTTCAATTTACTAGGCAAAGGTTTTTTAGGAATCGTTATTAAACTATTAACAGAAACAAATATAATATATAATATATAAATTCTCATTATCTATATTATACTTCAAACTTTTAAATATTTAATTATATTTGATATAGCTGGCTTTGATATCTTTCTGCTTTTACCTGTTGTCGTTTCTAACATCAATCCATCCAAACATGTTGGTTCTTTTCTTAACGCATCCAATAAACACCCTAAACTATTGTATTCTTCAATTATTCGTGATGCTATTGCCAAACTTACACTAGGTATTTGTGTAAGCATTATCACATCTATATTCTCTAATGTAATATTATCTTTTTTAGTAGTTTTAATAGTTGTGGTATAATCTTTACTATCTTCCTGTGATTTATAATAATAACTCTCTTTTTTGTCTTTCAATAACTTATTGTAAAATCTTATTATCATTTCAAATGTTTCATTTAGATTTTTTGTTTTAATAACCGAAAATCCTTTAAAATATAAAATAGAAAACATACTAGAATATAGTGCATCTTTTGTAACTGGATTTTGTATAGGTGGTGGTCTATAATAATCCATATCACCTTCTATCAAATAAATTATATTATGATTATGTAGCTTATGACCGTCTAATCGCATTGATTGCTCATGGTATCTACCATCCTTAATACTACTCGCTAAATCTTTTAGGGTTTTTCTCTCAAATATTATCAGTTCATTAAATGAACTATCTAAAAATCTTACATCTCCCAACTCTAAATTTAATGATTTATAATTTATATTTTTATCATCTAAAACTTTTATTAAGGCTTTTTCTCTATAATCTATTTCTAAATTTATCATTTAAAATTATTAAATTATAACTTTAAATGATTTAATTTACTGTTTCTTGTGCAGACAACAAACACTTGATCTATATAAGGCAAAGACAACTGAACGTGATCTACCAGCAGTCGATACTAATCCTTGTTTGGCGTTACCACCACCCTGGTTTCTAGTTGTGTAGAGATTTGAACCCATTCCTTGTACAGGCATTATACTATTAATATATATTTTATTTTTATTTAAGGCCATTAAACTATAACATTATATACTATGACTACAGATATATCTAAATCCATTAATAACGATGATGATATTGTAAAGATAGGAAATGAAGAATTA